CATGCGCCCCTGCCGCGTCGGACAGCTTCTTAAGAAAGAGACGGACGTAAAGAGAGACGACGACGCGGTGGTGCTGGTACCGGTGACCGAGACGTGGCTCACCGAACAGTTCAACCGGACGGCGCGCTGGGTCAAGGTAACTAAGATCGGCGGCCAGCCGGTCAAGTCCTCGGTGGATCCCAAGGCCGTCTACGCCCGGACGCTGTTGCACCGCAACGGAGAGTGGCGCTTCCCGGCGTTGCGGGGCGTGGTGGGAACCCCCACGATCGCGCTCGACGGCCGGCTCATCCAGGCGCCGGGATACGACGTCGAGAGTCGGCTGTTGGTCAACATCGCGTCGGGTGAGTTCCCTCCTGTGCCTGAGCGGCCCACGGTGGACGACGCGCGGGCGGCCCTAAAGGCGCTGATGAACCCGTTCCGCAAGATGCCGTTTATCAACGCATCGTCACGTGCCGTAGTGGCGTCGGGAATGTTGACGGCCCTCATCCGCACCAGCCTACGAACCGCGCCGCTTCACGCGTTCGACTCACCGACGCCGGGCACGGGAAAGTCACTGACGTCTGAGACCATCGGGATCTTCGCGACGGGCGCGCTGCCACCGGCCATGAGCCAGGGAAAGACCACAGAGGAGGATGAGAAAAGACTGGCGACCGTCCTACACTACGGTGACCCAGTCATACACCTCGACAACTGTGAACTTCCACTCACGGGAGACTTCCTCTGTTCGCTGCTGACACAGGAGGTGGTACAGGCCCGGATCCTCGGAGAGAGTGAACGCCGCGTCCTGCCGACGACCGCGCTGGTGCTGGCCTCGGGCAACAACCTGGTGTTTGCCGGGGACGTCACGCGCCGTGCGGTGGTGGCCCGCATCGACGCCAAGATGGAAAGGCCCGATGAGCGCAAGTTTGACTTCTGTCCGAAGGCCGAGACGCGTCGAGACCGCCGTAAGATGGTATGTGCGGCGCTGACGATGCTCAGGGCATACCACGAGGCGGATCGTCCCATGGATGGAAAGTTAGGCGCGATGGGCTCCTTCGAGGACTGGGAGTTTGTGAGAGGGACGCTCGTCTGGCTCGGAGAGGCCGACCCACTTGAGACGAGACAGTCCATCTACAACGGCGACCCACAACGGGAAGAGTTCGTCGACATCGTCCGACTGTGGCACCAGGCGTATCAAAAGAAACAGGTGACGGTCGGAGAGGTCGAGAAGAACTCGACTTCATCTGAAACCATCGGGTTGCTGAAGATGCGATTCATCGAGATCAACCCGAAGGGAGTCTGGAGCGGACGCACTGTCGGAAGATGGCTCATGCAGCATAAGGAGCGGGTCACCGCGGGGCTCTTCTTCACTCCCGTGGAGACGAGCCATGAACACAGATGGTGCCTAAGATCGGTGCAGGGAGACCTGGGTTTTAAGGGTGAAGAGTGACGTTAGAAGAGAAGTCGTCGGAGAGTATCCAGAAACCGAGAATATGTATACCGAAGGACGAAAAGTGATGGCCGTAAGTGATTGACTCGTCTGGTGCGGAACTTTGTGTACTTTCGGAACTTATTTTCCAACTCGCGCGATTCATAGGTACCTAATTTTCTCTAGGGTTGGAAAATAAGTGCAATAAGTACAGAAAGTTCCTAAGACGATTTTCAGGTCTGGTTCATCCAGTTTCCTGTTGACATGCTCAAACCGACCTTGATACAATCTATCCGTCGGAGGAGAACCACCTAGACGAGTCCAAGCAACCAAGAGTGAGCGAGTGGCACGAGGGACGGCACTTGGGTCAGACGCTCACGGCGACGCTCGAGAGCGCACAAGTTTCAGAGTCCTCCCAACCTTCCTCATCTTCTTCAATTAAGCGAATCCCCGTCGGTGCGTTTAAGCCTGGCCCCGATCCCCGTCGCTCCGGTGGGCTTAAGCCGGGGATGGTCAACCACAAGACCCGCGAGGCGCGTGAGATCGCGCGCGAGATCCTAATCCCACGTACGGCCGACGCGTGCAACGTTCTCGTCTCACTCTTAGGAGAGTATAAGGATAAGAGTGATCCCTGCCCTGAGTGTCAACGCACTCCCTGTAAGACTTGTGGTCGCGGTATGCCCGCCGACCCCTGTCCACTCTGCGGGCGTGGGATGCTTCGGGATGAGGACACCCGGTTCAAGGCAGTGCAGGATATCCTGGACAGGGTGGGTGTACCAAAGCAGACGAAGATCGAACTCGAGGCCAACGTCAACGTTCACAGCGTCACATGGGTCAAGCATCTTACCGACGATGAACTTCAGCAGATGATCCGCTTCATGAACCTGGCCCAGGAGCGCGCGTTGCAGGCTGGAGAGCTTTCGCCCGAGGACATTCCTCCCGAAGAGGAAGAGGTTCTCTAGTGTCCGCAGACCTGCTACCGATCGTCGGACGAAAGCTTCTTAGAGAGCGAGACCGACGCGTCGATCCCTACGCGTACATGCACCGCTTCTGCGGTACGCCCGAGGTCTTTCGGCCACTCGTCCCTCCCTCACGGTACAAGGCGGCACGCGGCGGGCGCGGCGGTGCGAAGAGCCACTTCTTCGGCGACCTGACCCTCACACGCGCGCTGTGGATCCCGGGTCTGCGCGTCGTCTGCATCCGTGAGGTGCAGAACTCTCTCAAGGAGTCGGTCAAGCGACTTCTCGAGGACCGCATCTCGGAGCGGAAGTTAGGTGCGCACTTTGAGTCTCTCGAGACGGAGATCCGGACGCCGGGTGACGGGCAGATCATCTTCCGCGGCATGCAGAAGACGACGGCCAACAACATCAAGTCTCTCGAGGGCTACGACATCGCGTGGGTGGAAGAGGCGCAGACGTTCTCAGAGCGCTCCCTCACGTTACTGCGCCCCACGATCCGCAAGCCGGGCAGCGAACTCTGGTTTTCGTGGAACCCACATCTCTACGATGACCCGGTCGAGCAGTTCTTCTGTGGACCGAATGGCCCGCCGCCCGGCGCGGTCGTCATCACAAGCTCTTACCGTGACAACCCGTTCCTGAGCGACGAGTCGCGCAAGGACCTCGAGTGGGACCGTGTTCACGACCCAGAGAAGTTTACGCACGTCTGGGAGGGTGGATACGAAAAGCACTCCGAGGCGCGCGTCTTTAAGAACTGGCGCGTGCTCACCGACGAGGAGCTTGCGTCGATGCCCGACCCGTCGTGGGTTCCGCTGTACGGGGGAGACTGGGGCTTTGCCAACGACCCGACGACGCTCGTGAAGATCTACCGGCACAAGCGTACGCTCATCGTCTGGGCCGAGGCGTGGGAGATCGGTTGTCGGCTCGACAACACGTCGCGCCTGTTTGATCGACTCGACGGCGGCGAGGCGCGCAAGCATGTCATCATCGCGGACAACGCGCGGCCCGAGAGCATCGATCATCTGAAGCATCACGGCTACCCGCTCATCGAGCCCAGCGTGAAGGGACCGAACAGCGTCGAGGAGGGTGTCAAGTTCATCCAGAACCTCGACGTCCTCGTGCATCCGCGCTGCAAGCACACGATCGACGAGTTGCAGAACTACAAGTATAAGGTCGACTCACTGACAGGTGAGGTCATCCCCGTGCTCGTCGATGACTCTAATCACATCATAGATTCGATCCGTTACGCGCTCGAGCGCGAGCGGCACGCGCCCGTGCTGAAGACGGGCGGCGGGATCATCTTTTGAGGGGACGTAGATGAAGAAGCGCCTTCGACGAAAGCTCGTGCCGAGGATGAGCGCGGCTGCCACGGCACCGAACGAGGTCGCCTCATTGCGCGTGTTGAGTGAGCTGGTCGGCGGTGTCGGTTCGCGAGTAGACCTGGCCCGCTACGCGGGCAAGTCCTTCCACGGCAAGCGCGACCTGTACGACGCGCTCGGGTACGACCGCTCACTGGTGGTCGAGAAGTACCGCGATCGTTACGAGCGGAACGGCGTCGCGAAGCGCATCGTCGAGGCAGCACCGAAGGCGACGTGGCGCGGCGGAGTGGAGGTAGTCGAGGACGAGGACCCAGAGATCAGTACGCCGTTCGAGGAGGCGTTCGTCGAGCTGGACAAGCGGTTGCACGTGTGGGCGACGCTCTGCCGCGTGGACATACTCGCGGGCATCGGACGCTACGCGGG